GGCATCTTTTCCGGTGCAGTTGTCATGCTTAAAAGCATTCATAAGATAAATGCCATCATCCTTCACCAAGAGGAATCCCGCTTCATTAGTTGTTTCTTCTGTGTAAGGAAGGTTAAAAGGCTGTTCCTTCCCAAACCCGTGAATATTTGTGATTCGGGCTAGTCTAGCTAGTTCAGTATTTTGAAATGTAAGTGTAGTCATTTGTGTTTCCTCGTTTCGTTTAATTGTGTGTTAAGAGTAAAGCATTGTGCGTACATACGCAACTGATCTTTTATACAGTATTTGAATCGATTTTATGCGTATAATGGGGTATGGACCGTCAGCATCCCAGGCCAATTCCAGCCCAGCCGATGTACCTGGATGACACCCAGGCCCAGCTCGATAGAATCGAATCCATGCTGAATGAGCTGACAAAACACATGGTTGACACCATCGAATATCGAATACTCCACCCTAATGAATACCCTGTTTGCGGGGAGAAAGGCTAATGAGTGCTGCTAAAGGGAATCAGTACGCTAAGGGCTGCGAAACATCCGGCAGACCAACAAAATACACCGAGACCATAGGGCATAAAATTTGTTCACTGATTGGAATGGGTAAGTCTCTTAACTCTATCTGTGGCGCAGACGATGAGGAGAATGAATTCCCTTCAAGACAAACTGTCTATGCTTGGTTTACTAAGCATCAAGAGTTCCTTGACAACTACGCCCGCGCGAAGAATGACAGCGCAGATGCTGATGCTGACAAGGTTGCAGCGATTTGCGAGGATGTTCTGAAAGGCAAGGTTGACCCCCAGTCTGCACGAGTAGCCATTGATGCACTGAAATGGATGGCCGGCAAGAAAAGACCCAAGAAGTACGGGGATCGCATTACCCAGGACGTCAACATCACTGACAATACTCAGTTATCAGACACAGATTTAGCTCGCAAACTAGCTGAATCCAGACAAAACAACGACCTTTCCCAGGTCCATTGATAAAATCATATGGTTTTGCATAAAATAACTTCAACGAAATCAATGGCAAGTGTTCAGAATCACGGGGATATATAAAACCGTAGGGTTGTTATGAATCGCTCCCAAATGATTGACGAGATTGAATTGCTTGAGGAGGATACCAGGCGCAACAAACAACGCCGGCTGTCTAAACTATATGAAGGCATGTACGACTGGCAGCATAAATTCAATGCCGCAACGAAAACCCATCTGGCCTGTCTGTTGATGGCAGCGAACCAAGTAGGCAAATCGCAGACAGGCTGCATCATAGACGCATTCCACCTAACCGGCGAATACCCTGAAGATTGGGAAGGCCATAAGTTTGAGCAGGCCCCACTGATTTGGCTTTTAGGACATTCAGGAGAGAAGACCCGAGACCTGTTGCAACAGAAGTTATTCGGAAGACTAGGCCCAGACGGGTTCAGCGGCGGCTATATCCCTGGTGACATGATTGTTGATCATAAGGCAATGCAGGGGACATCAGGAGCCTGTCGAGAGGTCCGGGTTAAGCACGTTAATGGGATATCTGTCTGTCAGTTCTGGAGTTACTCCCAAGGCCAACATGCACTCATGGGCGATGTCGTGGACTGGTATCACATCGACGAAGAACCCAAAGACCAGACCATCTATCCCCAGGTTATGACGCGCACATTGAATGGCGATAGAGCCCAGGGAGGCAGAGGGATACTCACGCTAACCCCGGAGAATGGCAAGACAGAACTAGTATGTGGGTTTATGGATGACTTAAAGGCAGGTCAGTATTTGCAGACTGCGACATGGAACGATGCGCCGCATCTGAACAAGGAAACCCGGGAATCCATCCTCGCTGCATATCCGAGCTATCAACGCGCAATGAGATCCAGGGGCATACCGCTGATGGGTGCTGGGCTGATATTTGAGCATTCAGAGGAATCCATAAGCTGCCCACGGTTTAAAATCCCTGATTACTTTTTCGTGATCAACGGCATGGACTTTGGTTGGGACCATCCCCAGGCGCACATACAACTGGCTATCGATCCAGACTCAGCGACCATCTACGTTACCCAAGCCTGGAAAAGATCGAAGAAGCAACCTTTCGAGGCATGGGAGAGTGTTAAGCATTGGGCGAAGAAGATACCAACATCATGGCCTCACGATGGTCTGCAACATGAAAAGGGCAGCGCCAAGCAGCAACGGGAATACTATGAAGAGGCTGGCTGGGAAATGCTCGATGATCACTGTACCTGGCCAGACGGTGGCAACGGTGTCGAGGCTGGGCTGATGGAGCTGAACAACCTTATGGGAACTGACAAGTTCAAAGTCTTTGATGACTTGCATGAGGTCTTAGAAGAGATAAGAGAGTATCACCGCAAATCAATGCCCAGCGGATTAAGTCAGATCGTCAAAATAAAAGATGATCTTATTGACGCAATTCGTGGAGCGTATATGATGGCGAGGTTTGCAGAACAGATACATATAATTGATAATGCAGAGTCAGATGAATATGTTGAAGATTACAGACCTAACTCGGCAATGGGATATTGATGTCTATAAGCCAACTCCAATCATTCGTTAATCACGTCAACATAGCCGATGAGCTAGACGAAGAAATGCTCAGTGCTATTGCCAACAGGGTGAAGCGGCAGTATAACGAAGACCTCGACTCAATGACTGATTGGAAAGAGTCGGTTAGCAATGGCATTGATCTGATGAAGCAGGAGTGGAATCCACAGTCTACTCCGTGGGAAGGGGCGAGCAATTACAAAGACCCATTGCTATCAGAGGCATCCACGTCATTCGGCAACAAAGCCTATCTTGAATTACTCCGCAGTAAAGACCTTGTATCTACTGAGATCATAGGCAAAGACCCTGATGGTCAGAAGAAAGACCGAGGCAGCAGAGTATCTACATTTGAGAACTATCAGATAAACCATGAGATTGATGATTGGAGATCGGAGCAAAAACGGTTGTTTTACTTTAATCCCAATGTCGGCTGTACCTTCAAGAAATTAGTCTACGATCCGATTGAAGAAAAGACCGAATCACATTTAATTCAGTTCCCTGATTTTGTGGTAAATCAAGCGACCAAGAGCATGAGCAAGTGCCGGTCATTCTCACAGGTCATGGACTTTAGCGCGAATGATGTTGAGGTCAAGGTCCGGTCAGGCCGCTGGCTGGATATAGATGATGGCGAAGAAAGCAAAGAGTCTGACAAGCGTGGGGATAAGGGCAGTAACGAAGCTGCTGATGTCACTGAATCAATCGACAATCCTGATATGTACATCGAGCAGCAATGCTTCTTTGACATTGATGAAGATGGATATGAAGAGCCTTATATAATAACCGTCCACCACAAGTCATCTAAGGTGGTTCGGATAGTGGCTCGATATGATGAAGAATCTATTATTGTTGATTTAGACGATGTGGTTATGCCGTTGCCTAGAGCGTTGGAACTGAGAAAGGAGCAGGAAAAGCAAGAGTTCGGTGGTGATGAGGGCCTGGCTCTGCTCAATCTACCCGATGAAATTACTGATACCGACCCTGATAAGCTGGAATTATTGAAGATTATTCCGTTTCAGAACGTGGTTAAGTACGGCTTTATCCCTGCACCTGACGGGACATTTCTTGATTACGGCTATTCTCATCTGTTGGGTGCTATAACCCAGGCTATTAACTCAACGACTAATCAGCTATCTGATGCCGGAACCATTGCTAATCTTGGTGGTGGATTCTTATCAAAAGAATTCAGGAAGTCGATGGGTGCTGTACGCTTACGCATTAACGAATGGTTAAAGACTGAAGTTCCTGCTGATAAGTTTGCCAAGGGCTTATTTCCTAATCCGGCCAAAGAACCATCACAGGTATTATTTCAGCTTAATGAAAACCTGAAGGTCAGGGGCAGGGGATTTCTGGCTGTCACTGATTTAGCTGAGCAGATATCAGCAAACACAGCTCCCACCACTGCGCTCACGATCATCCAGGAGGCCATGGTCCCCACATCGGCTTTATTTAAGAGCATTTTAGATTCAGAGGGGGAGGAGTTCAGGATTTTATTTAGGATTAATCAAAGAACCCTGGATGATGAAAAATACTCACAGATATTGGGTGAGCAGGCGAGTGTTCGCACTGATTTCAACTCATTGGATATGGTGGTATCGACTACGGCAAACGCTGAAATGTCCACCAAAATGCAACGGATTCAGGTAGCTCAGATAGAGCTGGCGCAGTTTCCTCTTGTATTACAGGCTGGTGGCAATCCCCTGCCCATCTTGCAGAACTTCTTTGAGGCTATCGGCAGCACGATAATCGATAGGGTCTTTCCAGAAGAAGGAACTATGAATCCGCAGGAGCAGCAACAGCTTGAACAGTTGAAGCAGGCCCAGGAGCAGGCCAACCAAATGCAGCAGTTACAACTACAGATTTTGGAGAGAGAGCAGACCAGGCTGGACCAAGACTCAGCCGAAGATAGGCGTAAGACCGCAAAAGAGATCGAAAAGCTAAACGCAGACATAACCAAAGTGTTAATGGATGCAGCATTATCCGGCGAGAGAGCGGAGTCTGAAGCATTAAAGAATCAACTAACGAAATACACTGGATCGGTGAGTGTTTTGTTGGATAGCTTGACTAAAATAGGTGATATAAATGATCGACAGATTACGCAAAGTCCTGCACTACAGCCCATCCCAAATCTCCTCGGACCAGTTCCACGAATGGAAGCACGATCCGGTAACGGAAGCCTTATTTAAGTACCTGGTTGAATTGGTCATCAATGAGATATCGGAGGAATTGCCGATGGACTCAATCGATGAATCTCTGATATTGGCCCACCAGCGTCAAGGCTATTTAAAAATGATTGATAGTCTATTCGCCTGGATGCCGGAGAATCTTGTTCATGATTAGACCCCTGGGCAATTACATAGTAATCGAAGCAAAGAAGATTGAAAGCGTTTCGGATGGTGGAATTATCCTCCAGGGCGATACGGTGGGCAAGGAGCAGGCTGTTGAGCAGACTGGCAAGGTTGTAGCTATTGGCCCCACGGCATTTAAGCGGTGGAAGGGGTGCGAGAGTCCCAGGTGGTTTAATAGCGCAGTGGAAGATTGGATTTCTGACAAGTTGCCACCAGAAATGTTTGAGGCGCTATGCGACCACTGGAAATGGGAAGACCTGGACTATCCACCTCACAAACAATGGGGCTTGGAGATTGGGGATGTGGTCGAGCATAGGAAATTCAACGCAATGGATAGTGTTACCTCTGGTGACATTGTATACAGGTACATACCAGATATTGAGATATTGGGGGTGATCGGAGATGAGTGAAGAACAAGCGGAAGAAGTTGTTGGAGAAGTCGTTGAAGAAGTCGTTGGAAAGGCCGTTGAAGATGTTGCGGAAGATGTCGTAGAGGACAAGAAAGAGTTCGACTACGATGAAGTCCAGGAAAAGCAGGCGCGTGATACCGGATGGGTTCCTATTGATGAATGGGAGGGTAAGCCGGAAGATTGGATTAAAGCTGATGTTTACAATGTTCGCAGGGGTTTGGTTGGTGAGATCCGCAGACAAAAACAGATTAATGCGGGATTTGAGGATAGATTAAATAATGTTAATCAGATCCACGCGGGTCAGCTTGAGGTGCAGCGCAAAGAACTGATGGCGGCGAGGGATGCGGCGATACTTGATGGTGGTGAGGAAGGGTTAGAGATTGCGAAAAACAAGCAGTATCAGATTGACACGCTGAACAGCGCCCCCCCTCAGATGCAGTCTTTACCGCTGGAGTTAACTGAGTGGAACGAGCGCAATCCCTGGATATCGATTCCAGGGGCAAAATCCACCTATGCTCAGACGTTATTCGCCCAGTCGTTGGGCCAGGGGAATAATGTGGCTCAGGCTATAGCATTGGTAGACAGGGAGATATCCAGAGAATACCCTGCGGGGAAGAGGGCCAAACCTCCGATGTCAGAGCAGGAGGGTGGGTCAAGACCGCGTGGATATAAGAAATCAGAGTCGAAGCTGACGATGGGTGATATAACGCAACAGGAGCAGAGGATGATTGATGCTATGCCTAATGCCTGGGCTGGCAAGACCGAGACACAGATTTTGAAAGCGGTAGCTGATGCGAGGAAGGGTTAATGAACGAATTATATGGGCAGGATGATGATGGTAAGAGGGTTAATTCGACTCAAAAGCAGGATTTAGCTGTGGGCGCATCTGGTGATCCGCGTGATCCCAACCAGGAAACCAGGCCAGCACGGGTTCCGATGAAACAGGGAACTAATCTCGGTTTTGAGGATTGCGATTTTGACAGATCAAGCTACAGGTATTACGCATTTAACGAAGATCCCAATAAACCTGGGCGTATCGATAGAGCCAAGAGCGCTTATTGGGAGCATGTAACTAACCGGAACGGCGCTATTGCACAAAGGGCATCTGGTGGCGGTACAACGTATTTGATGCGATTACCGATGAAATATGCGTCAGCGGACTCAAACATTAAAAAGAAAAAAGTTCTTGCAACGATGGCAGATCAGACTAAAATAAATGCGAATGAGTATGCCCCTGACCCTATCACAGGGAAAGCAGAGGGTGGCACATCGATTTATCAGGACAGGACGGTATCTGATAATCCTTATAGTTAGACTCTTCAAGCTGTAGACCGCAGTAAAATTGACGAGAAACGCTAAGTCCCGCTGGGGCTTGTTTTTTATTCAATTTATTGGAGGTTTACTCATGTCAGGTTTTGACCTAGTTGGCACTGAGTCCAATGGTTCAGTGGACGGCAAGCAAAAAACATTTGCTGTTGATGCCACCCATTCTGGAGTTCTTGGTCCTGGTGACCTTATTTTAATAACTGGTGACGGTTCTACTACTGGAGTTTCAGAAGTAGATATCGGCACTGCCAGCGCCGCAAATACTGGTGTGATCTCTTCGGTTGCACTTAATCTTGCCGGCGAATCACTTTCACAAACCCACCTTTCCGCAAGTACTGCCGGTGATGTTCTCGTCAATGTTGATGCTTTTGCCACCTATGAGGTAGCCGTTTCAAATGGCCCTATGGTGGTTGCCGATGTTGGTTTGAATTGTCCGGCTGTTGTAACTGCTGGGACGGTCACTGGAAGTTTATTTGTGTCCAACATGGGCGCAAACGCAACAGGTGTTGCGACAACTTCTACTCTTCCACTCCATATTGTTGCTCTGAAAGAGGATAGCGCAGGTGTCTTAGGCAACCGCGCAATAGTTCGTGTAAACGCAACTACCTCTAAACTCGGCGCGACCGGCATAGCATAGGAGCTAATCATGGCTGGAGTAATCGGCACAGGTAGTATCCCACGGCTATTACAGGATGGTGTGGGTCAGGTATTTGGTAATTCTCTTGCAGAGCATGAAACCAAATACGATAAAATGTTCAAGGTCTTGAGTTCTACTAAGAATTTCGAGATCAATGTTCAGTTGGAGGGTTTTTCACGCTCTTCAGACAAATCCGAAGGTGATGACATTACCTTTGATTCCAGGCGGCAGGGCTTCACCCCGAAGTATCAGCACTCAACTCTTGCGAAAGGGTTTATTGTGACTGAAGAGGCTTTGGAAGATGAGCTTTACGGTCAATTAGACGAGGGCGCACAGGCACTTGCTCGATCTATGATGATCGGCAAAGAGCTTGATGGTGCTAATGTATTTAACAACGGCTTTGATGCCACGGTCATTATGATTGATGGTGATGGTGCTGAGTTGTTCAATACTGCTCACTCTAATGGACCTTCTGGTGGTACTTATTCTAATCGGCTTGCTGTTGATGCTGATTTGACTGAGGCAGCACTTGAGGATGCTTTAGCGATCGTTCAGACGATGGATGATGCCCGTGGCTTACCGGCTGCGCTTCAAGCTCGACGGTTGATAGTTGCTGCTGGAACTAACTCATTCAACGCACAGAGAATCCTGGGGTCTGTTCTTCAGAACGACACAGGCAATAACGCGACCAATGCAATTCGTGATATGAACTCGGTACGTGATGGGTGGATGTCCAATCCTTATCTGACTGATGCAGATGCGTGGTTTTTAACTACTGATGCCCCTAGTGGACTGAAGTATTACACGCGCCGCAAAGTTCGGTTTGGCCAGGACAATGCTTTTACCTCTGGTAATGCACGTTTTAAAGCTGATGAGCGGTATTCATTCGGCTGGGATGATGCGAGAGGAGCCATAGGATCGCAAGGAAATTAGATCCTTGTAGCTGTCCATGTAGCGGGGTTTCGGCCCCGCTTCTTTTAACTGTAAACAAAACTTGTTTCAATTGGTCCGAAAGGACACAGGAGTAGAACATGAATACAACTAATTTCCCCAATGGGTTTGTGAATGGCTTGACCATTCGTAACAGCCCTATCACCCAGCTTTACCCAGGCAATATATTCTGGGTCAACGGATCGTCAGTTCTTGGCGGTGGTCAGAAAGTTGGCGGCTCTAATGGCAATGCAGGTACTTATACCGCCCCATTTGCCACGCTCGATTTCGCTATTGGAAAATGTCTA